GCCAAAGCTGGGGGAATAAAACTGCGGGTTGTTGCTTGGAGTTCCCTGGCTGATTTTCTATCGTCTACAGCCAATTTAGCAAAGTCAAGACCAAGTTCTTGTGCGCGAGCTTTAAGGCCAAGTTCTGCTTGTTGAATAGATGCTATTTGATCGGCAGACAGTTTGCCCGATTGTATGGTTTCTTCTACTTTACTAGGGTCTATGCCCAAAGCAGATGAGACGGCATTGACAGCCAGGCCAGCTAGTGGACCACCTAATGCTGTGGCTATTGTAGGAGCAATTGATTTCAGCCAATCCATTTATTGTCCTTTCGATTTTTGATAATCCAGGTGGATGCCGTACATCAGTACGCTAAAGACCATGACCCACGCAAAAACTGCAACGCAAATTGCCGCACGAAATTCCCATTTGGCAATAAATTGACGCCTTTTATAAGCGGCGTCTTCACGTGCTTTTTTTGTTCACGCTCGACTTTTTCGCGCTCTTTTTTAACCACTTCCCTCATTTGTACAAATTCAGTCCAAAGACCAGGCATACCAATTTGGTAAATGATCATTTCACGCAATTCAATTTCCATGCGATTAATTTGTTGTTGACGCAAAATTCTATTCATTGCCTCTTCATTGACACTGACATTCTTAGGCAAAGGATTATTTTTAGCCTCTTTTTCAGCCTCTTTAAACGATTCTTGATGCGTAAAGAACGAACCTAAATTTTTACCAATGTCACCAACAATGTCACCAACATCTTTGCCGTCTTTTTTAAAATCCTGGTAAAGATCAATGCACTCACGAATCCCTGCGTGAGCCGCTTTACACGCCGCAAAAATAGTGATTGGGTCCATTAGATTCCAAAGAATTTATGAAAGAACTGAGCGGCAACTCCTGGACCGAACATGACCAATACCATTACAGCATAGATCAAATACTCAATCTTGGTCATGCGCTTTTCCCCGCTTTTCAATGATTCCTCAATGTTGCGGTAGCGCTCATCACAAACGGCAACGTGGACAGCTAAATCTTTTTCGGTATCATTCAAAATGTGATACTCCCTGATGCTGTAAACGTGTAGATATAGTACCCGTTAGCAGTTGTTTGTGTAGGAGTTCCTGTAGTGCTTGTGGCTAGTTTATAAGTAGTGGGGTATCGTATGATGACTATTCCAGAGCCACCCGAATTCGAAGTAGATCCACCAGAAGCGCCAAAAGCGCTAGCACCTCCACCACCACCTGTGTTTGTAGCACCTGCTGTAGCTGGTTGAGATGATGATCCACCATTTCCGCCGCCACCTACACCACCTTGTGCGCCAGTAGATACGCCTGATCTACTGTCTAAACCACCTCCGCCGCCACCAGCGTAAGTAACAACTGAACCAGATATTGATGACGCTATTCCTGCTCCTCCATTACCAGCGGATGTGCCTGCATTTAATCCAGTTGTACCCGCTCCACCACCCCCACCAGAAGAACCATACCCACTACTTTGTGTGCTTGTTCCCCCAGAATTACCTTGCCCTGATGTACCAGAAGCTGGTGAATTTGCTATATAACTAGCCCCCTCAATTGCCCAAGCCCCGCCACCAGAGCCTCCTGTGGTAGCATTACCGCTAGTTCCGTTATATCCAGAACCGCCACCACCACCGCCTAAAGCAACAAAGTTTCCTGTAGTTGCTCCTGAAGATGTGGCAATTAAAACAGAGTTGCCTCCTTTAGTTCCTGGTGTACCACCGCTACCGCCAGAAGTTCCCGCTCCACCACCTCCACCTACGGTTACCCATATTTGAGTACCTTGAGTAAGAGATGTTAACCCTGCGATTAACCCGCCTGCTCCGCCTCCGCCACCAGCATTACTACCATTACCCGCACCGCCACCGCCAGCAACTATCAAATACTCAACAACAGGCGGAGCTATCCCTGTCCAATTCTGTGCTTTGACAGCTTGGCTTACTTGTCCCAGAGTCCACATACCTGAATATTGAGCCATGATGTTTAAACGGTTGGGGTTGCAGGATCAACTACTGGAGTATCAACCACAGGGGTAGACTCCACAACAGGCGTATCTACTGGCGCAGACTCTACAACAGGAGTCTCAACTACAGGAGCTACAAACTCAACCCAAGATGTTGTGTCTTCGTGCCATGTGTAAATCTTGCCATCTGTAGGCATGGGCGTAGGAGGAGTCCAATGATATGTATCTGCGTTCTTTGTCCATGAGGCAAAAGGTTGTGGGGGTGCAAAGCCTGTACCGTCCCATGTATAACCTATACCTGCATAGTTCTTGTGCAGTGGTCTGCCTTCAGGATGCTGACCGCCTTGGGTATTGTAAGAAGTTTGTACCCATTCTGATGGATCGCCCCAATGACCAAGTGCTAATGTTTCAGCATCAATAACAATGACGTTATCAACTACTCCGTTTGTGATGTGTGCGTAATGTGCCATGTTTAAACTCCATTAAAAAGTGATTGTCCCAGAGGACGTGAAAACATAAATTTGGTAATTGTTATTGTAGAGGACTTGTTGCAGATTTGTTGTTGATGCAGGAGGGGCGCAGTTAGCTGGGTAACGGATAATGACTACGCCTGAACCACCATTACCACCTGTATAAAGAACAGCATTGGTTGTGTCTGCCGCACCACCTCCACCACCGCCAGTGTTTGCCGTGGCATTAGAACCGTTGGCTGGGCCTGAAGCACCATTACCACCACCTGCCGCACTTAAACCAGCAGTACCAGAATTTATACCACCGCCACCGCCACCAGCGTATTGAATTGGAGTACCAGTAATAGAAGAAACTAAACCTGTGCCACCAGAACCCGCCACACTAGAAGTGGCAGTAAGCCCAACAGACCCTGCGCCCCCGCCACCTCCGCCCAAAGACCCACTTGACGCACCTGCGCCCCCATTAAAACCTTGACCAGATGTTCCTGTACCTGAATCTGTGTTATAGGCTCCGCCACCACCTGATCCATTTGTACCTGTAGTTGTTTGAGAAATACCTGCTCCACCACCGCCACCAATAGCAGTTATGGAACCAAAAACAGAACTGACTCCAACTCCACCACGGTTGTAGGCAACATTTTCAGTACCTGTGCCTCCAGCACCACCAGCACCTACGGTAACTGTAATAGCAGAACCTGGCGTAATTGTGTATCCAGTAGAAGTTAAAAGTCCACCTGCACCACCGCCACCGCTTCCAGTATTACTTCGCCCAGCCGCACCACCACCACCCCCACCAGCCACAACCAAGTATTCAACAGTCGAAGTTGTTTGTCCTGTTAGAGGATTGATCGTAGCACTTAACAGACCGCCTAAAAGTTGACTCATGTGTTGTCCTTATCGTGCATTAGCATATTTGAATGGGTTTTCAGCAAATGCCATGTAGATGTAGTTATATCCATTCCCATTAAAATCTGCGCTTGTGTTAATCAATTGAAAACCATTGCTTAAAAAATTCATAGTTCCACCAGAGATTGTGTATTCAGCATCAGAAGCATTTGGTATCAATTTATAATTTTCTGGGTTATATGTATTTCTACTTGAGTCATATATATTCCAATTATTAGCACCATCGTAGCATTTAACAAGAACAAATTTTGGTCTAAAACCTAAATACACAAATGGCCCTGATGTACTACCATTACCTGTATAGCTACCAAATGCGCTGAATCCCACTATTGGAGCAAAGCAATATGCTACAAGACTTGCTCCACTAGTATTAACATTAAGTCCAACACCTATTGAAAAAACAGTAGATGTAGGAGCAGTATTGTTCCAAGGATTAATACTTGTATCAACGGCTGAAGTTGAATCAAGAAATAATCGTTTTGTTGGGCCTAAAGATACGTGGTAAACATCCCACTCTAAAACATTTGTTCTAGATTTAACAATCATCATGCTAGGAGCAACACCCAATCCATGACCAACAGTAGCATTTGCACCTGTACCTGTATAGGTAACAATACTAAACCCAGACGTTGTGTTTGCGCTTACAGAACTTGTGATTGATCCAGAGGTGTTGGATACTGCTGTGGCGTTACTTGCTCTCCATTGCCATGCAACAAAGGTATTACCATTTGAATTATCGCCTGCATCTGAACCAACAGTAAATCCATTTGAGTTAAAGGAGGTTACACCTGACAATGTGGTTTCTGCATCTGTAGAATTGCTTATTAAAAATTTAGTTGCACCTCTTACAGAATCATACAATCCATTATTGTAAGCATATGATCTAGCTTTATACCATACAAAATCAGGTTGGAATTGACCTGCGTTCATAATAGTTTGAGATCCACCTACTCCGTTGTACGTTGTAGCGTCCATATACTGATTACCACGCACAATAGCAGGTGTGGGTAGGTTGTATGTGTTGAGTGCTACAAAACCTGATGGTGGTGTATAGGTGAATGGTTGTTGACCAAAGTTAATACTTGCAGTTACTGTTCCTCCAGTCCCAGTTCCAACATAAATAATAGGAACATAGGGGCCTGAAGTTAATCCAGTTGCTAAAGTGCCTTGACTTGTATTGTTTTTATAAGCAGTCAAAGTACCAGCATCAGCATCAAATGCCATACCAATTACATCCCCATTTGTAAAAGCGCTGCCATATGATACATTCGACCCTCCATTAATATTTTTTGTGCCATCACCGTTATAAACTGTAATAGTAGTTTCTATGTTTGATATGGGTGAAAGTCCAAAAGCTGGAGCATAAGTAACTGGAGTTGTATTAGACTGAACAATAGATTCCCAATACCATTTTCCAGATGACATAATAATTGAGGCAGGTATTGGCCCATAACTTGCAGTTCTAGTAAAAAACAAATTTCCGTTACTAGCAGTAGCAGTTAAAGTGGCTGATTTGTAATTGGGATTCAACACCGCATAATTAC